GCCGTGTCGGCCGCCTTGAATGAGTTGTCGTCAACCTTGAGGCCGAGCGCAATGAGAAATGATTCTAGGACCTTCACGGCCGGCTCCTTGAGAACAAAAAGCCCCGCGAGTGCAGGGCTATTTTTGGCGACTGGCTTCGGCCAGGTGACGGGCGTAGATCATTTCATCCATGACCAGATTCGCCCGCTTGACCCAGCCGAGCGAATATGTGCCGTCCGTGAGGTCTTTGTAGGTGCACAGTGGCGGGCACAGCCCGGGAATCCCGGTGCATGGCCGCCACAGCTCCCAGTCGACCGCCGGGTTTAGGCGCTCTCCTGACTCGAATCCACCACCTCGGCTGAAGCGGTAGATTTCTGGAAGAGGGTCAGGAGATTTGAAAAATCCTCGAATACCGCCCCGAGAGCCATCACCACCAGGGTGAAGTAGGTTTTCAGTCGGCCCGAGAAATCTTCCATCGTCAGCGGAGTGGTCGAGCCCTCCTTGAACAGCTTGCCCAGCATGGAGTCGCAGACGAAGTTGAAGTCGTCTTCGGGCATGCGGGACAGCATGGTGCCGACGATGCCGCCGGCAACCATGAAGGACGACGCAGCACCAACCTCTGCCAGCGCCAGGCCGCGAATCATCGGCTCGACGCCGTACTTGCCAAGACGAAACAGCACAGCGCGCTGCTTCTCGGCACTCGGCATGCCGAAGCGATACGTCACGCCGTCATGCTCGATGGAGCGGATATGCGCTTCAGCCGAACTCATACGATGTAGTCCTTGTTGAATTCCAGCACGAAGGTCGCGTCATTCATGCCGGGGCCGCCGCGGGCCATCGACTTGCCGCGAGTGATCACGCCCTCGGAGAACACCGCGCCTTCAAGGCCGGCAATCGAGGCGTAGGAGCCGGACACTTCCGACTTGGCGTTTACCTGGGCCTGCAGGGCCAATGCCTGCGGACTGCCCGGCATCAGGTTCAGGGTCAGGCGCAGGCCTGGGTTTTTGCGGTGGAAGCGCACAGCGTTACCGCCGAGGCCGCGACTCAGCACAGCCTGATCATCGATCGGCTCAACGGTGAATGGGGGGTCAGTGCGGCCCCAGTCGTCAATCACGCCGACGCCGGTGATAACCACAATGGTGTTTTCTACGGAAAGATCTGAAAGTGCCATGTTCTAGCGCCCCTTATTCTACGTTGGCCGTCAGGTCGACGGTGTGGATGGCGCCGGCACGGAAGATCCGCATGTTGATTGGAGCAGCACCGCGAGCAGCACGCTCCGCATCGGAGATCAGCAGGATGTCGTCGGCCTTGGTCAGGATCTCGTAGCCGCGACTCAGCACTTCCTCGCCGGTCTCATCGTCGAGATACAAGCGCGCGCCCAGGTAGCCGTTACCGATGAACTTCTCGCCGACCTGTGCGGCGGCGTCGATCAAGACCTGCTGACCTGCAGGCGTCTGGCGCAGCTTGGTCGGGACCTTGGCCAGCGCGTTGTACAAGGCAACAGTCATAAAGTTGGTAAAGGCGTCCAGGTTGAATACATCGTCGATGTACTCCCCATAGGTCGACGTGGTCTTCGAGTTGATGACTCGGCCGTTATCCTTCTCGCCACCCGTCTCGACGACGGTGTAGAACACGGCGCCCTTCTGCTTCATGGCGCTATAGGCGGTCTGAGTCAGGTCTTCGGCGTCGATGCCGGGCAGCTTCTTGAATTCGCCGGTGATGGTCGAGTTCGCCGCGTTGAAGTTGACTCGGCTGAACACAGCGGCAATCTCGAAGCCCTCATACAGCTCAGTCGCATGACTTGCCACGAACATGCGGCGGGAGCCCTGCGTTACAGCCTTGCTGACGATGTCAGTGGTGATCGAGGGGTCGCGCACGGTCGACTGGTTGCTGGTGTAGGCGAAGAACTTGCCAGCGGCATCGCCCGCTTGGGCCAGGGCCAGGACGTCGGCGTCGTTGGCCCGAATGGCGGTCTCGAACTCGAACCAGTAAAACCAGATGCGCTTGTTGATCGCGTCATTCAGGGACTCGACCGGGGTGTCCAGCTCGACTCGCAGGTAAATGCGCAGAGTTTTTGGCTTCGGCACTGCAGAGAACCAGGCCAGCGCCGCCTTGTACGGGTCGGATGCTACGTCGAAGTCCGCCGCCACTTGCGATGCGGAGCCGTAGTCGCGGTAGGTGCCCTCGATGAAGGTCTCGTCACTCGACGAGTCGAAGTCAGCGAAGACCATGCCCGCACCGAAGTTGGAAGTGCCAAGCCCGGCCGAGTTGATCAGCGTGGTGATGTTGATGATGCTTTCAGCCGGATAAGCCATTTACTTCCCCTTGCGCAATGGCGCCAGATTGTTCGGTTTGCGCGGAGAACCCCACGCGATAGATCCGCTGGATGCGGTCCTCGGCGATGGATTCGCCATACAGGTACAGGGTGAGCTGCGATCGCTCTTCCATGGCCGCCTGATACAGGCCGGTCAGGTTGTTGATCGGTGATACGCGGGACCATCCCAGCTTGGCGGCGCGAAGTAGGGCCTTGATCGGCTCGCGCTTGTTCGCCTCGCACAGAGCAGAGGCGTAACCCATAGCGCCAGACCGGTAGAAGTTGATGCTGAAACCCAGGGTGAACTGGGTGGCGACCTTGGCGATGATGTCCATGTATTGCGGGTCATCCTCGGCCGGCACGTTGCGTTGCGAGTTCAGCGCCTGGCCGAACTGTTCGGGGTTTTGCAGGCGTACAGCGCAGTAGCTGCCCGCAGGGGCCGCCGTGTTGTTGTCGGCGAGAATCACCTTGTTGGCCGGCAGGCCTGTCGCAGCTACAACGATGCGGCACACCGCCTTCGACAGCGCTTTTTCGTCAAGCATCGGCATGCGCCTCCAGGCTGGCGATCTCGGCCGGGTCCAGCTTGGCCACCACAGCGCGGCAGAAGTTGTGCCAGGGCCTGAAGTCGGTCGCGACTGACTTCCACCAGGTGGCTGGTTTATCGGGAGTCTCGGCAAAGACCAGGATGTCGGCCAGCTTGCCCTCGGTCGAAACCTCGATGCCCTTGCCGTCGTTGCGGTGAATCACCCGCACGTCGTTGATTCGCTCGGCGCCGATCTGCAGGAATTCGATCTCCTTGTCGCTGACCGGCTGCACGTTGGCGTTGAAGGTGTCGGTGTAGCTCAGGGTCAGGGCCGGCTCGAAGTCGACGATGTCGCTGGTGTAGCGCTTCAGGACCACGCCCTTGTGCGTGACGAAGGGGCCGCTGACGTGGCCGCGCATGTTCAAGCCCATCACAAGCCCTCTTCGATTGGGTCGCCTACCTCGGCGATGACGTAGCGAATGGATTGTCGGAAGGCCCCGGTATCGATCAGCGGGTTGTCGGAACCCTTTGCAGCAATCGTCGATGCGGCGTTGGGCGGAGCCTTCAGGTCAGTGACTTCCTGCTTGATGTGACCCTCGGCGAGCTGCCCCATTTGCTCGAGCAGAATGCGCATGGTCATTTCACCGCTGAGCACCTTGGGAATCATCACCTCGGCCAGTCGCAGGTATTGCGGGGTGCCTTTCTCGATGGCCGGGCCAAGCACGGGTCGCGCAGGGATCTTGCCGTCAGCAGAGCCAAAGTTGTTGACCGCCGCGATGGTCGCCAGGGTCAGACCGTCTTCGTAAGTGCCGGCGCCGCTCGGGACACCGGCCAGAACGCGAGCATCACCTTCCAGCTTCTTGGCCAGATTCTTCATCGCCTGCTCGAACTGCTGCTTGCCGATCAGGCTAACGGTCGGCCGAATCATACGCAGGCGGCCCCCATGCCGGCCCGCCCTCGCAGGTGCAGGTACTCGACGCCGTAGGGAGTCAGGGCCAGAGCCGCTTCCCACGTCGTCAGGTTGGCGTTCGCCGCCGGGATGGCGTAGGACACCGATTCATCACGCACGCCCTTGCTGGCCACCGCGTAGGGTGTCGAGGCGCTGCCGTCTGCCGTAGTGGCGTCGGTCGTTGCCGTGTTCCAGGTCAGGTAATGGGCCGCCAGGGCGAACCAGCCGCGCTGCAGGAGCGAATAGGGCCTGTAGTCGCCCCACCGGCAGGCATCGAGCTCGCCGCGTGCGATATACAGCGCCTTCGTGATCTTGGTATCAGACCAGGCGGCACTGTCGGAAAATTCTTCGTAGAACGCTCGGAAGTCAGCAATGATCGCCGGCGTCACTTCGATGGTCAGTTCAGCCACGGTTGCAACCTCTGAGTTTCGGGATCAGGAAGCAGCCATCTCGGCACCCAGAACGCACAGGGCAATGCCCGCAGCCTCGCTTGACGCGCTGATTTCCTTGATCTGCTTGTATGCGGCCTCGTATTGCTCGCGGCCTTCTGGTGGAAGCTCGGAAACGAGCCCCTTCAGCATCAGAACGATCTGCTGCTCTTCGGTCATGGCTAATTCCTCGAAAGGGAAAACAACAGCCCCGCACTGGGCGGGGCTGCCGGTGTTACTTGGCTTTCGCCTCGGGCTTGGCCGCCTGCTCGATCTTCAGCCACCCAGCCTTGACGAACAGGCTGTCTTTCAGCTCTTCAGCGGCCTTGTCGTCGAAGTCTTCGATCACTTCGCCTGGCTGGATCGTCAGATCAGCCAGTACCAGCGGATGAACGCTGGCATTGGTCAGAGTTGCCATGTAACCCCCTTAGATGCCGTCGACGTACAGATGGGATGCCGGTACGCGCAGCTCGGTACCAGCGGTGCGGACCACGCCTGCTGCCTCGAACACCAGACCGCCATGCGCAGGGATCGGCGCATTCAGGGTGTAAGGCATTGGGAGGTGGAACTTGGCGAACTGCGGGTTCTTGGTGTAGATCATCATGCGGTTGCCACCACCAGCACCGGCAGTTGCCGCCTGCAGGATTGGCTCGATGGTGATCTTCAGCACGCGCTCCAAGTAGCTCACCAAGGTTTCCGAAGTGTTCGGAATCCGGAAGGTGGTCAGCAGGCCGTACTCGGTCAGCGGCAGCAGGATGTGAGTCGGGCGGAAAATCGAGTTGGTCTGAGTGCTGTAAACACGCAGGATCGCGTTGTTCAGCAGGGTCAGGATCTCGTTTGCCGCAGTCTCGCCGCCACCGGCCAGGATGGCCGCAATGGTCTTGTTCGCGCCGCCGAGCAGGGTGCCGGTCGCCACAACAGGAACGCCCGGGTACTTCAGCAGGCCACCATTGGCCAGCGAAGGCCAGCGGGCATCACCGACCATTGCCACACGATCCAACCATTGCTCGGTCAGGGTGCGAACAGCGATTGGCTTCTCGGCCAGGTAATTGATCGCGCCGCCGAAACCGGTGGCGTTCGCCATTTCCTGAGCCTTGCCCACTTCGATTTGGGTGTACTTGTAACCCAGGCCGCCCTGGATCACGTCCACGCCCCCGACCTTGGCTGCGATCTCAGCCAGAGGGAAGTCATGGGAGGTATCACCGATTGGCGCCGGCTCACCCTTGTAGTCGAGCACCTTGAACGCGATGGACTCGGTGTAATCCGGGGCCGAGGTATCCACGTTCAGGATCGACGGGTATTTGATATCGGGGTACGGCTGGCGCAGGACTTCCTGTTCAACGTAGGTCAGTTGACCAATCAGGAAGCCCAGTTGCGCCTGGGGGGAAGAGTCGAAAGTTCGCATTGGTCAGTCCTTAAGCAGCGAGAGTGGTGGTTGCGACAGCCTTGACCTGAACCAGTACCAGCTCGCCCGCGGCGGCGGCAGTCAGGAAGGTGCAGCCGACCAATTCATGGTTGCCAGCGGTGGCGGCGTTGGTGATCTCGCCGGTGGTTGGCAGGGCATAGACCTTGGCGCCTTTGACGGCACCGGCCAGGGTCTTGACCCAGATGCGGCCATGCGAGAGCAGGCTGACTTCTTCGCCTGCGCGGTAGCCGCCGACGGCGTTGCCGCTATCCGACACTTGACCGGTCAGGTAGCTGCCGCTCACGCCGACTGGCTTGCGCACCGAGATACCGAGGAAGAATCCGGCACCGGCGGCAGGCAGCTTGCCCGAGCGGTCTGCGGTGTCAGAGACAACGGCACGACCGAACGGAATGGCGACGGAGGCAACGGCGGAAGTGACGTCCGCCATAGACAGGTCATTGATCTGGCCTTCGTAGGCCTTGCCGGCGTACTGGCCGAAGGTATCAATTGCTACGCCCATTACTTTTCACCCCGCAGGTATTTGTTGTAAGCGTCGGTACCGTCCTGTGTTGGCTTCAGGCCGCGCTTGGCTGCGTCCTCGGCGAAGCGCTTCAGGCTGTCGTTGACTTTCGACTTGTCACCGTCCTCGTCTTCGTCCTTGGTTTCCTCTGCTTCGTCAGCAGCGGCGTCGAAGGCGGCCAGCACGTAGGCCTCGGACTTGGTTGCCCAGTCGCGGGTCGGCTTAAGCTGCGCCATTGCGGCGCGCTTGATTTCGAGCGGGGACACCAGGCCCTTCGCGTCGAACGACTTCACGACACGGCCCGCCAGGGCGATGGTGTCGAGGGTGGCCTTCACGCGAGCGCCGATCGCGGCGTCAGAAGTTTCCTTCTTGGCCTCTTCCAGCTTCTCTTCGGCTTCGTCCTTGGTGGCTTCGGCCTTGTCTGCGCGTTCCGACTCTTCATCAGCGAACTTCTGAAGGGCTGCAACGGCGTCTTCGACTACCAGAGCAACCTCTTCGTCTACTGTGATGGAGCGGCTTTTCTTGGAGTCTAAAAAGACTTTCCGTTGTGCCATTGGTACACCTTTCGGTTTGTGGTCAAAAATGCGGGCGACCTTGCCGCCTCGCGCTGCTTCTACAACGGCGACGTGGTTGATCTGAATGTCGCGTTGCTCGAACTCGTAGGCGGTGCCGGACACCGGGTCGATGCCAGGGGCTTCGACGTACTCGGCGAGGTAGCCGGGGGAGAGCTCAGCCTTGCCGGACTGGATGTCGTCGATGGCTGATTGATCCTTGATGATCAGGTCGACCACCAGGTTGTCACCGTCCTGCTCGACGCCGC